CTGACTCACTTACTGAAGTAGCAATAGATAAGAAACATAAGAAGATATATTTAAAGGAACATATCTATCGTAATGGATTAAAGAGTCAAGAGTTAGCTAAGATAGTGTTAGATAAAGTAGAGGGTAAACTAATTATAGCAGATAGTGCAGAGCCTAGACTAATAGCAGACCTTAAGCACTTAGGAGTAAACATTAAAGCAGTTAAGAAAGGAACGATTGAAAGTGGTATAACTAGGATGCAAGACTATCAGCTTATAGTAAGTCCTGAATCAACGAACATAGCTAAAGAGTTAAACAACTATGTCTATGCAGATAAAGGCTCTAAGCTTTACGTAGATAACTACAACCACGCAATTGATGGTATTCGTTACAACATTATATACCACCTAGACAATCCAAATGCAGGAAAGTATTTTGTTCAGTAAACTAAAAACAATAAATTTCTATTATATAGTGTATGAAAGTTAAAATTAAAAAAGGAGGCAAAACAGAATCATTTAATCTAATTAATAGTTGGTCAGAAGTGACTCTGGAATCTTGGTTAAAACTTATTGAATTTCAAGAGGGTACAAAGACTGAAGAAGCAACGCATACTATTGGAACTTTAACAGACATACCTAAACGGTTGGTTCAGGAATTAGCATTAGCTGATGTTGTAGCAATAATGAATAAGGTTGGAGAAATTCAAGCAAAACAAGGAACTGACCTAAAAAGGATTATTGAAATTAACGGAATCAAATATGGATATCACCCAGACCTTTCAGAAATAACATTAGGTGAATATGCAGACATTGAGCAATTCATTAAAGATGGATTAGAATCAAACCTGCCTCAATTGATGTCGGTGCTTTACAGACCGATCAAAGAACAGAAGAACGATATATATGTAATTGACTCATATGACGGTAACATTCGGCTCAGAGCAGAAGAAATGAAACAGATGTCAGCGGAACAGGTGCAAAGTGCAATGGTTTTTTTTTATCATTTCGTCAAGGTATTGTCACAGATTTTGCAATCATTTTTGATGGAGCGGCAGAAGGAAATGAAGACGCCGTAGCAACAGAAAACTTTGCTTCTAAGTGGGGTTGGTTTGGCGTGATGCACAGGTTGTGTGGTGAAGATATTAGTAAACTTGAAGTAATAACAAAGCTTAACCTTTTAGAATGTTTGACTTGGTTGAGTTATGAAACAGATTTGAATACACAAAATAAAGTAAAAAGAAATGGTTAAAAATAAGACATACAATAACGTAATAAATACTTTACTTAAATTAGCGGAGTTTCACCATCAAATAAGCACAACTTCTGTAGGTGATATATTCGATATTGATTTAGCTAAGGAAACTAAATTTCCCTTACTGCACATAAACCCTACAAGCGTATCAACAGGGGATAGTCAATTGACCTACAACTTCCAAATATTCATAATGGATATGGTAACTGAGAAAGCTAATTGGACAGAGAACAATGCTGATGCTGATTTCCCTAAATTAGTAAAGACACTAAGCAATGAGCAAGATGTATTTAACGAAACGCTACAAATAGTAACCGACTTCATAGGTATGCTTAGACATAGTTCAAGGCAATCTTTACAAGGTGTTGATGATATTAATTTTCCTATATACTTTACACAAGACCAATTTACAATAGAACCGTTTCAGGAACGCTTTGATAACTTATGCTGTGGGTTTGTGTTCAATATTGGTATCTTAGTTCAGAATGACTTTCAAACTTGTGATATTCCTGTAAATACAAAGGGTGCAGGTTATTAATGAAATGGAAAATAGGGTGGCTAACAATTCAGTTAGGTTGGAAGAAATTTAAAATAACAATTAATTTATAATATAAAATTATGGCAGACTTAGTAACAACAATCAGTGAAACAGTAACACTTAATGGAAGCCTTAGGGGGTCGGTAAATTCAGTAACAACTACAGGAATCAATGATGTCTTTGAAAGGATAGTAACTTGCACAGCGAGTGTAGCAACTACAGTTGCAGTATTTGACACATTACCTTCAACATCAGCAGGTGCGATTAATGTAGCGAGCACAAGGTATGTAAGAGTAACAAACTTAGAATCAGCAGTAGCTATTGAACTAGCAGTAGTTACAACAGCTTCAAATTACCAAGTGATACTTACGGCAGGTCAATCACATATCCTTTGTCAGGGTGCAGACTTAGCTTTAGCTGAAGCAGATACTTCTCCTTCTTTTGGAACTATGCAAGACTTAGCTTCCTTACAGGTAAAACCAACAACAGCAGTAACAGCTAGAGTTGAGGTATTTGTTGGATTAGTATAGTGGAAACTAAAAATATAGAAAATTACTTAAACAGCTTCGGGAAGTACGTAGTTCAACAGGCTAGAGCCAATTTAACTAAAGGAAAAAAAAACGTTAATAAAGATTTATATAATTCTATTAAGTTTAAAGTAGTCCCTGATGGTAAAAGTTTTATAGTAGAATTTCATATGTTAGACTATGGAAAATTTATAGACAAAGGAGTTTCAGGAAATAAGAAAAAACAAAGCTATAAAGATTATGAAGGAAATATAAAAAGAAGTCCTGGTAAAGGGTATACAACTGCAGGCCCTCCTATAGATATTATTTCAAAATGGATTAAAAGAAGAGGAATAAAACCAAAAGGAACAGGAAGAGGAAGGTCTAAAAAAAGCGGTCAGTACATATCAGGACTAGCATACTTTATAAGTGCATCTATTAAAAGAGATGGTATTAAAAGTCTTAGTTTCTTTCAAAGACCGCTTGGGCTAGGATTAGATAGATTGCCTAAAGAATTTTTAGGAGCGGTAAAAGAAGATATAATTAACAGTTTAACAACAGTAAAATAATGAGTCAAACACTAATAGTTCAACAACCACTATCAAATCCTGGAACTTTAGATAAAGTATTTCCTGTAGGTCAAGAAATTATTTATACAGTTTCTAATTCTCAAGTAGTTTCAAATTTCACAAGAGTAAAGTTTGTTGCTGAGGTTTATATAAGTAACACAACACCTCCTAATTCAAATACTTCAGCAGACTTAGTGGGTACTTTTAAAACTACACCAAATAATGCAGGGGTTGGAATGTTTGACTTCAGACCTGTTATTGAAAGCTTTGTCAAAGCAGATAACTTAGCAAGAGAAGGAAGTGCTTATAAACAACCTGCAAATCCACCATCAGTAGTTAATACTGTAGATACTAATGTACCCATTCACTTAATAGATAGGTACTCAGGGAATATAAATGCAATGCGTTGGTTTACTGTTAAGTTTAAGGTTGAATATGAAGATGACGACCCATCTAGTCCTACATACGGAACTATAATTACGAATTCTGAAGTGATTGCAAGTATGAGTATTATTTTTAACGGCTACTTAAAATATACGGACAAATTACTTTTATCAGGAGTAAATTTTGGGTACGACTTGTATTCGCATTTTTTATTAGACGGTTCAACTAAGAAATTTTTAACTAATGCACCAACTACTCAATACGCTAACTTAGAAGATTACGGAACGGTAGGAATGTTAATGCCTTATATTGCTGAAGGAATAGAAATTATTTATTTTGATTCATCAGGTAGTGTTTTAGATCAAGAGCAAATTAACTTTACTGCAGCGAATGGTGGCTTTCTTTACCCTCAATCCAATATACAAGCCTTATCATTATACTTTGGAATATTTCCTGCTAACTTACAAGGTAGTAGTACAATGTTTCAAGGGCTTGTAAGTGCAGGTACTATTCAGGGTGGTCATTATAATTTTGCTGTTTTAAATGACGCAGGACAACCTGCATCAGCAACCTATACAATTGATTTAAACTGTCCTAATCAAAAAGGGTACGAACCTATAAGGCTTACTTGGTTGAATCAGTGGGGAGCTTGGGATTACTACACTTTCAATATGAAGTCTACTAAGTCAGTATCAACAAAAGGAAGTACATATCAGCAACTTGGAGGAAGTTGGAATGATAGTTCGTATAAAGTAAATAGCTTTAAAGGTGGCACGAAAACATTTAGAGTTAATGCTACAGAAAAGATAAAGATGAATACAGACTTTGTTAGTGAAACCGAATCGGAATGGTTTGAAGAGCTTATAAATAGTCCTGAAGTATATATCTTAGAAGGATTTAAAGATGAATCAGCAAGTTCAGCTTTGAATCAATATGTCACACCTGTAAGACTATCAACTTCAAGCTACACTAGAAAGACAGTTGCAAACGATAAACTTATGCAGTACACTTTTGAAGTAGAAAAGAGTAAAACACTTAGAACGCAGTCAATATAATGAGTGTTCAATTAATAGTATATCCTCAAAATTATAATGGTCAAGCTACTGAAATATCATCTTCAACAACTGAGTTTATAGTTAATGGAATCAATTTTGCTAATTTAGGAAGTGCAATATCTTATACAAGTTCGGCTGCTATTCCTTATACAGATACTCTTATAAATTCGCCTGCTACTATTCCAAACACTTGGTATCTATTCAGAAATAATGTAGGTGGAACTCCTGCATATCCTACAGTTGTTGCAGGGAGTTTAGTTTTAGAATCTTTATCAGGTGGTGTTTCGGGAGTTTATCAAAGACTTACTAATTTAGTAATAGGGCAGCAATATACTATAACAATTAACCTTGACGCAACTACAGGAGTTCTTATTACTCAATATGCAAGCGGAACTAATATATTTGCAGGAGGATTCGGAGCAGCAACGGGAACACAAATAACAGACACTTTTACAGCTCAATCAACTACTGATACTGTAATGATAGTATATGTTAATCCATTAGACACTACGGTTACGATTACAGATTTATCAGTTCAACCAGTAGTAGGCGCAGTACCTTCAGGAGCAACAAATGTTTTAGATGATGGACAGGTTATTTTAGACCTTTATGAAGATGAAGATTTACCTTTAACGTTAAGTGTAGATAATTTTAAAAATGTAGCTGAGAAAGTACAGTCTTATTCAAAGGCTTTTAACCTTCCTGCAACAAAAAGAAACAATAGAATATTCGACCAAATGTTTGAAGTAACAAGGTCAAATGACGGTATTATTTTTAATCCTTACAAAAAGACTAAGTGTGTTTTAAAGCAAGACGGATTCATTCTATTCAATGGTTATTTAAGAATGCTAGACATAACAGATAAGGAAGGAGAAATAAGTTACAATGTTAATCTGTATTCAGAAGTTGTAGCTTTAGCGGACACTTTAAAAGACAGGACTTTCAGGGACTTAGATTTCAATGAGCTTAACCACGATTACGATTACGACAATATAAAATTAAGTGCAACAGGTGACTTGATTTTGTTAGACTTATTGCCAGTAGGAAGTTTTGCAGGAGCAGCAGGAGCAATACAAACATCAGTATTGAAATATCCTTTTGTTGATTGGGTTCACCAGTACACGTTATCTTCAGGCAATCCAATTCTACAAAATTTAGAAACATCTTACAGACCTTTTATAAACGCAAAATACATAATAGATAATATATTTGCTGATACTGAATTTACTTATTCTTCAAGTTTCTTCAACACAACAGATTTTAGTAAGTTATTTATGGACTTTAATTGGGGTTCTGAAGGTGTTGGAGCTGTACCTATACGGACTGGAGTTTTTAAACAAGCCTATAATACTTCAGCAGGGGATTATTATTTTGGTAGTTCTTACACAAAATACAAACTGCAAGATAATATTTCAGGTACTCCAAGTCTTTGGGATAATACAGACTTTAAATTTGTTTCAGATGTAAACAATTTAGAAGTAACAGCAGATTACTATTTAAGACTACAGAACGCTACAGGAAGTTCTAGAGGTAATAGTGTCAGGATTGCTAAGTTTAGTGCTTCAGGTTCAGTAATAGAAACTTTCGCACAAAATCACGATAGCATAGGTGGCAATCTTACTAAAACATTTCAGGGTACATTTACAACGGTTTTACAGATTGGAGAATATATCCAAGCCCAAGCAAAAGCACCTACTTCAAATACTATAAGAATTAGTATGTCATTTACACAGAGTAATATTGAATTTTCATATAATACAGACTCTTCTAAAGTTATTCCTTTATTATATAACCTAAGAGGTGAATTAGGGCAATGGGATTTCTTACAGGGTTTGATTACAATGTTTAACTTAGTAACTATGCCTGATGAAGATAATCCTAATAATATTATCATTGAACCATATCAAGATATTTTCATTACACCTTCATTAAATGTACCTCCTTTAAATTGGACGGATAAGATAGATATTTCAGAAATAAAATTAACACCTTTAACAGACTTAAATAAAAATAGTATATTTAAATTCATAGAAGATGAAGAAGACTTTGCTTTCAATAATTACAAAAATTCAGTAGGTGGTCATTTGTATGGGAGTAAAAAATACAATGCAGGAAACGAATTTAATATACTAGAAGGAACTGATGAAATAGTTGCAGAACCTTTTGCAGCTACAGTTATCAAGGCTTTGGACGATTATTTAGATGAGTTTATAGTCCCTTCAATTTATTCTTATGATAAGACTGGCGACACTACTGAAAGCTTTGAAAATAGTCCTCGATTGATGTATGACAACGGTGTTAAGACACTATCTTTTAACACTTTTTCTGTTCCTGCTCAAAATGGTGTTGCAGCATTCCCTACAGAATCAGATTTTTTACAATTTAGTCATTTGTCAGATGTTCCTCCAATAACATCTCAACCACCTGTAAATTCAGATACAAGAGATTTTAACTTTGGAGAATGTCAATTAATGACAGGTGTTGGCGCACCTACTTCAAATAATTTATTTAACCGTTATTGGTTACCTTATTACTCGGAACTTTATAATCCTAATACACGGATTATGACTCTTAAAGTAAACCTTAGTCCTTCTGATATCAATACATTCAAATTCAATTCCACTGTATTAATTAAAAACAGAGTATTTAGAGTAAACAAGATAGAATACAAACCAAACGACTTAGCGACAGTAGAATTTATACTTATCCCATAATGGCATATATTTCAGATAGCACATATTTTAGTACAGTAAATGCTTCAGCAAATACTTTAATAGAAACAGTATTGCCGCAAGGAGCTGTAAACTTTTACAATCCTACAATGGTTGTTAATACTTGGTATCGTTATTATGACTTACTAGGAATAAATATTAATGAATCAGGTGGTATTCTAAATTTAGTTTCAGACTCTGAAAGTACGCAAAACGGAATACTGCAAAAACTTTCAAACCTTGTTGAAGGCGAGTCTTACAATATTAAAATAGACTTTAATGTCCTAGTAGTTGGAAGCCCTACAATTTCAATATATTCAGGTACGGTTCTTCAAAGCACCCATATTATTTCAGGTGATACTACACAAACGATAAAGTTCATAGCAGGCTCAACACAAGATACTTTATTAATAGATACGAAATACATAGGAAGTTCTAACTTATTACAAATAAATTCAGTAAGTATTGAAACAGTACCTTCAGCAATTACATTCTTGTCAGGCTTCACAGTCAAACCAAATTTAATTTCAGGTGTTGGAACTGTAACTTTCACAGATGGAACAAATGAAATAACACCGAATCAATTACAGTGTGAATCTTACGGATATACATATGACCAAGAATTGGGAACGTGTTCGGCTTTTATATACAACACAAATCTTGATAGAGTTGCAGCAAACGAAAACAACAGAACTTTCGGTGCAGGAAATTCTACAGAAACAGGGACGAACAATACTTTCATAATGGGTGAAAGTAATTCTGTAAAAGGATTTTCAAAAAATAGTATTATAATAGGAAACCAAAACGAAATAGCAAACGGTGTAAACAATGCAAGCGTATCAGGCACACTAGGAGAGGCAACAGCAGACAATTCAACAGTCTTAGGTGGTAACGCTGCAAATGATGCTTTAGGTAAACGACAGTCAATTAGGGTAATGTATGGTAAACTAACTACAAGTGCTTCTACTTTAGCAAGTAATTTAAACAATACATCAGGAAGTTATTTCATAATTCCTGAAAATACTGCAGTTTACTTTCACGCAACTTGCTTAGCAGTTAGAGTAGGTGGAACAAGTGCTTCAGGTGCACCAGGCGATTATTGGTCAGCTATTGAAAGAGGTGTAGCAATAAACAAATCAGGGGTTTTAAGTATTCAAAGAGAAAGGGATGTTATCAAGACTTCAGGAACGACTTCAGGTTGGGTTGCTTCTACATCCATCACAGGAGGTAACTTCAGGGTGAATGTAAGGGGTGCAAATAATATGGATGTAGAATGGACTTGCGACATAAAATTAACACAAATTAAAACAGGGGTAACTCTATAAAAATAAAACTATGGCAAAGGAAGTGTTAGAATTGGAAGTAAAGTCAAATATCGGCGCGGTTGCAAAAGATACTGAAAAACTAGCACAAAGTACAGGCGGTGCCAAGAAAGGGTTTAAGGGATTAGGTACGGCTGTAAAAGGTGTAGGTATGGCACTTAAAGCAGCAGGTATAGGATTAGTTATTGGTTTATTTTTAGCCCTTAAAGAAGCTATTGAAAGGAATCAAAAAGCAATGGACTTAATGGAAACAGTGCTTTCTACTATTTCTACAACTTTCAATCAAGTCGTTACAGTACTTACAGATGTCGTTACTTGGGTAACTGAATCAGAAGAAAGGTTTAACGGATTATCAAAGGTTTTGGGAGGATTAGTAACACTGTCTTTAACTCCTATAAAGTTAGCTTTTTACGGAATTAAGATAGGTGTTCAAGCAGCAATGTTAGCTTGGGAAGATTCATTCCTTGGCGGAGGTGATGAGGGTAAGATGGCAGAGCTAAGAGCTGACATACAGGAAACTAAGGATGATATAATAGATGTTGGTGAGGCGACTGTTCAAGCAGGTAAAGATATTTATAACAATTTTGGTGATGCTATAAGTGAAGTTGGAGCTATATATGATGAAACAGCTAGCGGGATATCTAAAATATCTGTAAAAGCTAATTATGAATTGGCTAAATCTACTACCGCTTCGGTAAAAGCTGCAAAATTTGCAGCAGCAGAATTTGCAAAGTTAAATGCAGAAAAATTAAGAGAAGCAGAATTATTTAGACAGGTTAGAGATGACGAAACTAAGACTTTTGCAGAAAGAATCCAAGCTAATAAAGACTTAAAAAAATCCTTAGAAGAACAACAAAAACTTCAAAGAGAACAAATACAGATAGGAATAAGAGCAGCAGAATTACTTGTTCAGCAGAATGGTAATGACGAAAACAAGTTAGCATTAATGGAAGCTCAAAATGCAGAGCGTGAACTTGAAGAAACTATTACAGGACAATTATCAGAACAAAAGACAAATCAAGTAGGACTTGAAAAGGAATTACTAGAAACACAAAACCAATTAAGAGCGGAAGGACTTTCAGGATTAGAAAGAGAATTAGAAGAACTACAAACTGCTTATGACTTAAAATTAGAAATGGCTAGAAAGGCAGGAGTAGATACGACAGCTATTACGAAGCAATATGAGAAAGAGCAAACAGACATAAAAAAAGAAGCAGGAGAAAAACAAAAAGATATAGACAAGGCAGTTAGGGACGCAAAGGTAGGTGTAGCTCAACAAGGTTTAAGTTTAATTTCAGCAATAGCAGGTGAAGGAACAGAGATAGCAAAAGCGGCTGCTGTAGCTCAAGCTACAATATCAGGAATAGAGGGTGTACAAAATGCGTTTACTACAGCTCAAAAATCACCTATAACTGCGTTAATGCCTGCTTACCCATTTGTTCAAGCAGGACTAGCAGGTGCGTTCTCAGCTGTACAGATTCAAAAGATATTAAGCGGTGGGGATGCAGCAGTAGTAGCAACACCACCACCGACACCAGATGTTGCACCACCTGCACCTCAAATGATGTCAGGAGCTTTTGATATATCAGGAGGAGTAGCACCTGAAGCTATGAAAGCCTTTGTAGTAACTGACGAAATGACAAACAGTCAGAATCAATTAGCAAATATAAGACGTAGAGCTACAATCTAAAATCAAATAAACTAACTAAAAATCTATTATATACTATGCCTTGCGAAAAATGTGAAAACGGAAAATATAAATGGGGAAAGACAGGAAGCTGTAAGTATGACTCAAAAGCTGATTGTGAAGCTGACAATAAAGACTATTATGAAGATATGAAAGAAACTAAAATAGTAGAATTAGTAATTGCAGACGATAGTCAAGAATTAGCAATAGACGCTATCAGTCTAGTAACAAGTCCTGCTATAGAACAAGACTTTGTATTCTTTGGAAAAGAAAAGAACAACTTAACTTTTGCAAAAGTAGATGAAGAAAAGCGTATGCTAGTAAGTCCTGCTTTAATTCCTAACAAGCAAATATTTAGACACGACCCAAACACAGACTCAGACTACTATGTTTACTTTAGTCCTGATACAGTACGTAAAGCATCTGAGCTTTATTTGAAACATAACAACCACCACAAAGCAACGTATCAACATCAAGACAGAGTTTCAGGAATACTTACAGTTGAATCTTGGATTATTGAAGATACTAAATTAGATAAGTCTACTTTGTATGGCTACTCACTTCCTGTGGGAACTTGGATGGTTAAATTATCTATTTCAAATGATGAAATTTGGTCTAAGATAAAAGCAGGAGAATTAAAAGGTCTTTCAATAGAAGGCTACTTTACTAATAAATTTGAACAAATGCAAAAAACAAAACCGACAACAGAACAAATACTAAGTGCTTTTAATGAATTAGTAAGGGAAGGAAAAATTACTACAATGAGTAAGGCTAAAAGAGTTGAATTAGGACTAACGCAAGATGTAGAAAAGCTTACCCAACAGGCTAAAGAAATATTATCTACTTTAAAAGAACAAAAAAAGAAAATAGATAATAATAATAAACTTGTAGAAAAACGTTCAAAAGAAAGAGAAAAAGCAAAAGATAATTCTAAAAAGGCTGCAAATAAATATTTTGATTTACAAGATAAATATCAAGCAGCTACATCAGTTTATGATAAAGCAGAAGAAGATTTAAAAAGGTCAATGCGTTATCTTGAAGAAGCTGACAAAGATGATAAAAAATTTAATGTAGTATTTGATAAAGAAAAAGCAAAAGCAGGTAAACTTTCACAATCTTTAGTAAAGAAATTAAACGCTTTAGAAAAAGCAGCAAAAAACTTAGATGTTAAAATACCTGCTACTGAAAAAGGTTATCAAGTTGTGCAGAAATTACTAGCATTATTGTAAAAACCAAACAGAACAATAACTATTCTATTATATAACAGAACTTAAAACAAAACTATGGATTTAAAAAATCAAATATTGGTAGCACTTGGTCTTGATAAAGGCGAAGAGGTAATGATGGCTTGGCAAGCGAAGTCAGAAGACGGAACTATTTTCGTTTCAACAGCTGAAGAATTAGCTGAAGGCGTGGATATCAGCGTTTTAACTGAAGATGGCACGACAATTTTATTACCTGTTGGAACTTACAAGACTGATACGGGAGTTACTTTCAGAGTTGAGGAAGAAGGTATCGTTGCTGAAGTTATGGAAACTGAAACTGAAGAAGAAGTTACTGAAGAAGTAGTTGAAGAAGAAATGGAATTAGCTGAAGAAGCTGACGTTGAAGATTGGGCAGGAATGGAGAAAAGAATCCAAAACTTAGAAGATGCAGTAGCTGATCTTAAAAGAGATAAAGACGGAGGTGATGACGAGGTTGAAGAAATGGCTGAAGTAACTGAAGAAAGAGGTTCTACTCCTAAATCTATTAAGACTACAGAAGTAGTTGAGTTCGCAGATTTAAAAGCTGAAAACGAAAGACTTAAAACTGAATTAGCAGAATCTCCTGCATCAGCTCCATTAGATACAAATAAATTCAGTTCAGATAGAAAACCAATGTCTAAAAAAGATTACGCTAAGTTATCTAGAAGAGAAAGGTTCTTACAAGACTTAAATAAATAAAAATTAATAAATAAAAAACAAAAATTATGGCTCAACCAACAGTAACATCAAACTATGCAGGAACGGCAGCTGGATTCTACATCAGTGCAGCTTTAGCACAAGCAAACTCACTAGACTTCTTAACTATGATGGAAACGATAAAATATAAGTCTAACATTCAAAAAATGGCAGGTGCATCTTTAGTAGCAGACGCTACTTGTGATTTCACATCAGCAGGTACTTTAGCATTGACAGAAAAGGTATTAGAACCTAAAAATCTTCAAGTTAATGTAGATTTATGTAAGAAAAATTTACTTGATAGCTTTGAAAGTTTACAAATGAGAGCAGGAGCAGGCGCACCACCTCCTGCATCTTTTGATGACTATGTAATCTCTTATATGGGAGAAATTATTGCAGAAGCAACAGAAGAAAGTGTATGGAAAGGAACGGCAGTAGCAGGGAAATTCAATGGATTTGTTGGAGCTGCTACAGGTCTTTTATTACCAGGTGTTGACGCAACAGTTGTTCAAGCAGCAGGAACAGCAGCAGCTTTTTCAGCAGCTAACATTATTGAAAATTTACAAACAGCAGTTGCAGCTATTCCTACAGCAGTGTTAGGAAAAGAAGACTTACACATCTACATAAACCAAAAGTCTTACAGATACTACATCTCTGCAATTTCTACTTTAGGATATGTAAACGCTTACAATATGCAAGGTGATTACCTTCCTGTATTTGAAGGAATCAAAATTGCAGTATGTAACGGAATGAAAGATAACGAAATCGTAGTAGCTGAAAAGTCTAACTTATTCTTTGGTACGGATTTGATTTCTGATGCTACTAGAATCAATTTGATGGATATGGCTGCTTTAGACGGAAGTGACAATATGAGATTAGTTGCTCGTTACTCTGCAGGAGTTCAGACAGGAGTTGGAGCTGATATCGTAAGAGTATCTTAACAAATAAATAATACGGAAGTGAGGGGGTAAAACCCTTCACTCCCTTAACCTAAAAAATAAAAAACAATGGCTTGCGGCTTAATAACAAGAGGGAGGGGACTCGATTGCTCACGCGTTTCCGGCGGAATTAAATTCGTTTATTTCGGAGTTTATGACCAATTTGAATCACCAATAGAAACAGCAGGAATAGTTGTAGTAGATGAAGAAGTAACTGATATAGATATGTTAGTATCTGCAACACAAAATACTCTTTACAGATATACTATGCCTTTAGGCGTAGCTAGTCTTACAGATACAATCGTAGGTAGTCGTGAGAACGGAACTGTTTATTATCAGCCTAGTTTAAATATTATTCTTAACAGACTTACAAAAGAAGACCAGAACCAAATTAAACTACTTGCAGCTACTAAGCTTGTATGTTTTGCTCAATTAAATGCAACTTTACCTTCAGGAAATGATGTCATTGTTGCTTTAGGAGTTACTAATGGAATGGAACTTAATGCAGGTACTATGGATTCCGGAGCAGCATTCGGAGATAGAGGAGGATACACTCTTACTTTTGACGGAATGGAAAATAAGCCTTTCCCAATGGTAGCAGACTATCCTTCTGCAACAGGGCCTTTCACAAATGCAGCATTTGAAATTGGTACAATAATAACAACAGGATAATCTTATCTGTTTTCTTATAATCTTAAAAGGGTAGCTTAACGGTTACCCTTTTTTTACACTTAGTGAGGGTGGTGCAGTTCGGCTGTATATAGAGAAATCTAGCGTTCACTATGGGATTGAGGTTGCTTTGGCAGCCTTTTTCCTTTATTTACCAAACAGAAACAGACTTTTTCTATTATATACTATGATACAAGGTTTTACTCAATCAAATATACAAGCTTACCTAAATACTGAAGATAATAGAATAGATACAACAGCAGCGACTTCTAAAATTAGATTTTTAATTAAGTTAATTAATGATATGAATGGTGATGTAGAATATTGCTATCCATCAATGGGTAAAGGTATATTACCTAGATATACTGAAATGCTTTTCACTTACAATGTAGCTCCTGATAGATATGCAGGAACTATAAATCTTTTACCTGCTGGACATTGGAAATATGAAGTCTATGAAATAGTATGGATAGAACCACCTGTAGTTTCTTTTGGTAAAGCTCCTGCAACTGAAACTGATATATTACCTGTATCAAATACTAATGGAATAGTAAAAGGACTTGTAACTAAAGGAATTCTTAATCTTACAGAAAGTAAAGGTACACAACAAGTACAATACACTCAAAACGAATCTCCTGATAGTCCAAATTATGTATGGTATGGAACAGACATAGTTGTATGGAATCCTGCAGATGAAACTTCTATGATTGCTTGGTATAAAAACAAAGCAGGAATAACTTTAGATGGAAATGGTAATGTTAGTGAATGGAAAGATAGTTCTGCTAATACAAATAATATGTTGCAAAGTACAACATCACAAATGCCTTCATACACAGAAAGTACAGGTGGAGTTATTTTTGATGCTCTTGACTTTTTAAAAGCAGGAGGAAATATTAAAATAGATAATGAATTTACTGTAGCATTCAAAATAAAGGCTAATACTTATAACGGAAATATATTAACTGATGTAACAGGAGCTGTAGGTCAGACAATGGTAAAATTATCAGATATTGACACACTATCTGCATCCAATTCAGCAGGGTTAGAATCTATTCTTAATACAACTACAGGGAATTGGAATGATGCTTATGTAGTTATTACAAGAGATTCATCCAATTTAATATGTTTGACTGTAAATGGAGTAGCTCAAAATTGCGTAGCAATACCTGGTTCTGTTTTATATGGTACTTTAGGTTCTCAAGCAGAAGTATCAGATAATTTTGATGGTAGTTTATTTGAATTACAAATATATGATTCTACTTCACAAGCATTGACAGATAACATAAACGAAAGACTTTTAAACTTATAAAATGGATAAAATTTTAAGCATCGATTTAAGCACTTCAACATCTCCTTTAGTACAAGAAGTAAGAGGAAAAGATTGGATTGAGTACGGGGACGCTAATGGCGAATGGAGAAACCTCTACCCTCAGTTTTTAATTGACCTTTACTATTCAAGTTCAATAACGGCTGCTATCGTAAACGCTACTGCAGAAATGATTAGTGCTGAAGACTTAGTTATAACAGATGAAGAAGATAGAGATGAAGAAGCAAGAGTAAAGTTACAGAACTTTATGAACAATGCTAATGGAAACGAAACGCTTCACGAGGTATTAAAAAAGGTAGCCTTTGACTTTAAGCTACAAGGAGCGTTTGCTCTTAATATAGTATGGTCAAAAGATAGGACTCAAATAGCTGAAGTCTATCATATCCCAGTCGAGAAAATTAGGTGTGAAAAACCTGATGAATTTGGAAAGACTAGAGGTTACTATGTTTCAGGCGATTGGGCAAATACAAGAACGAACAAACCATATAGAGTTCCTGCTTTTAATGTTAATGACAGAACTTCTCCTAATCAAATACTTTATACAGGGCTTTACAGTCCTAATATGAATTCTTATTATACGGCTGATTACATTTCTTGTAATAATTGGGCGTTAATAGATTCAAAAGTTTCTGAGTTTCACCTTAATAATATATCTAACGGATTCACGGGGTCATTTATGATATCCTTTGCGAATGGTATTCCGACGGCTGAAGAAAGAAACCAGATAGAAAGAAGCTTAGAAGATAAATTTACATCTGAAAAGAATGCAGGCAAGTTCGTTTTGACGTTCTCAGATGATAAAACTAGAGTACCTGAAATAACTTCAATTAGTCCTTCTGACTTGGATAAGCAGTATTTGGCACTTCAAGAACTACTTACTAGCAACATCCTCTCAGGTCATAGGGTGACTTCTAAGACACTTATGGGCTTGGATAGTGCTAATGGGTTCTCAAGCAATGCAGACGAGCTAAACGCAGCTTCTAATTTTTATAAAAATACAGTAGTTGTAGGATTTCAAAATCAAATACTTAAAGTATTGCACAAGATATTTCAAGTAAATAATATGGATATGCCTGTTCAATTCGTACAGCTTAAACCTATAACTATTAAGTTTACAAATCAAGATTTAGCAGGAGTACTTACTTCAGACGAAATAAGAGAAGAAATGGGTTACGCCCCGTTAGATGTTGATGTAGATGTTAGAGAGGACTTTTCAAAAGTTGGAATGATAGATGGAAAGCCTGTTTTTGATACTATAGAAGAAGCCTTAGCGAGTGCAAAGACTTTAGGGTGTGAAGGGTATCATACGCACGATTATGAAGGCAAGACGGTTTATATGGCTTGTGAAGGTCATCAAGAAGCTACAGAGCTTTCAAAGTTCATTGAAGAATTTGGAGAAGATATGTCAGATGAATGGGAATTAGTAGAAGAAGAAGTTGTTGATGGAGAACATCAAGACTTTAACTATGAAGAAGTATTAAACGATATAGCAGGGGAAAAGATAGAACTAGCTTCAACAGGTAGAGCAATTCCAAGTCGTAAGTCTGAGCAAGATGGTATCTCTAAAAAGTCTTATGATTACTTTAGAGTTCGTTATGTTTATTCTCAAGACAATTTCTTAACTAATAAGTCAGGAACTAAAAGAGAATTTTGCAGACAAATGACAGGTCAAAATAAACTATATAGAAAAGAGGATATTTTAAATATGACTACAAAGGCTGTTAATCCTGGATTCGGTAAAGGAGGTGCTAATACTTACTCAATTTGGCTATATAAAGGAGGGCCTCAATGTTTCCACTTTTGGAGTAGAAGAATCTTTAAGACTACAATAGGAGAATCTAAGACCACTAAGATAGAAGATGCTGATATGATTGGTTACACTAAAGCTAAGTCAGAAGGATTTACAGCAAAGAAAAATGATAAGCTAGTAGCAACACCCCCAAGAAAAATGAAAAATAACGGATACGTAAACGCAAGATAACTATGAGCTATGTACTATTTATATCAGAAGCGAAGCTAAAGGATAGCACCGCAATCAACCTAAATGTAGACGTGGACATCTTGCTCCCGTTTGTACGTGAAGCACAGAAAATTTATGTTGAAACAGCTTTAGGGACTGACCTGAATCAAAAACTTAAAGACTTAATTGTAGCAGGTACTGTAGGTAATGTAGGAAATGAAGCCTACAAGACTTTACTAGACGATTACATAGGCGATATGTTACCCTCTTATAGTCTTTATCACGCTTTTAATTATCTTAGGCACAAAGTAGAGAATGGAAACATCTACTCAAAGACATCAGAAACAGGGACAGCTTTAACTACCGAAGAAGCACAGAGTTTTAGAGAAGAAATTTTAAATACGGGGAGTTACTATCGTGAAAGGTTAATCGACTACATCCGTAATAATACTGCAAGTTTTCCTGAATATACGACTAATACGGGAGCTGATGTGAATCCGTCAAGAGAAAATTATTACAATAATATGAATCTTGAAACACCAAGACAGGGAACAAGACTTACTTTAAGAAACTTTCTAAATGCTTCTGATTAATGAGAAAACACTACAAGCCGAAACAAATTAATATTACAAAATTAAAGTCCTACTTGGATAAAAAGCCTAAAACAAATGAAAGAAGTACAAGACACCTTACAAGTAGGGATAGCAAATAGTTTCGCAATAGTTTTCAGCATTGCACAGATTAATCAAATATTGACACTTGTCAGTTTGACTCTAGCTATATCGTATACAATTTATAAATTCATAAAGTTTGAAGAAAATCAGGACAGATAAAATAGAACTATTATTAGTTAGGGATACATTCTCAGACAAATCTACATTAGGCGAATTAAGTCTTAATGGAGTTAGAATTTGTGATACACTTGAAAACCCTTGGCTAGATAATATCAGAAACATCAGTTGCATTCCTGAAGGAGAATATAATGTACGACTTAGATACCCTAGGGAATCAGGCACTAGGGACTACTTACACTTACTAATACAAGACGTTCCTAATAGGAGTTATTGCCTGGTACATATCGGAAATTTTGTACATCAGACTCAAGGTTGTGTGCTTGTAGGCTTATCTAGTACACAAGACGTTGTTAATAACTCTAAGCTTGCAATGGACTTACTTATGAAAGAAATCATTAATTTAGGCGGAACAAATATTAACTTATTAATTAAAAAAAAAGTAAAATGAAAAAATTTTTAGAAAAGTATGTAAATGGAATGTTAATGAAAATGTTTAGTAGTCGTAAATTTTGGTACACCGTAGTTGGAATATTGACATCAGTATTAAGTGAAAAATTTAATTTAAATGCTGAGGAAGTAAAAGGTGTATTAATTTCTATTTCAGCTCTTGTTTTAGGACAAGGGGTTGCGGACATTAATAAGAAATAGTTTGTCCTTAGATGGAAAAAGACTAAGACTTTCCCCTGAAGAAGTTGAGCTAATCAATGAAAGCAGGGGAAAGGACTTACAAAACATTAATGGCAATACAGCTTTAGATATCCATTTAAAAGATAGGGGGATTGATAAGAACGATATTGTAAGCGTTAAGCATTGGCAGAATATGGGGGGTGATTTAAGATTCTCTATAGTTACTAAAGAACAATACGGTACTGACCAAAACGATTTATTAGAAGACGTTAAGAATCTAATAGATAATCACGCACCTACTTATCCAAAAATTCAAAGAGTCAAGGGTGATAATTTACTTATCATAAACCCTGCTGACATTCATATTGGAAAACTAGCTTTTGCTTCTGAAACAGGTGAAGACTACAACACAGAGATTGCTTGTGAAAGAGTCTTAGAAGGAGTTAAAGGGCTTATTAGTAAGTCACAAGGATTTAATGTTGATAGGGTTTTGTTCTGTATTGGAAACGATATTCTTCACACAGATAATGTAATGTCAAGCACCACTAGAGGAACATACCAAGATACAGACGGTAAATGGTGGCAACATTATGAAATAGCTTTAAAGCTTTATGTCAAGTGTGTTGAAATACTTAGACAAGTTGCACCTGTAGACGTTGTACATTCAATGAGTAACCACGATTTTCAAAGTGGATTCCATTTAGCACACGCATTACAGTCTTGGTTCAGAAAAGCTGATGACGTTACCTTTGATATATCAGTAGCTAATCGTAAATATTATAAGTATGGTTCTAATCTTATAGGACTTGAACACGGTGACGGAGCTAAAATGGATTTACTTCCTATGCTTATGGCAAATGAGAAACCAAAGGAATGGTCAGAAACAACTCACAGGTATTGGTATCTTCATCACGTACATCATAAAGTAAAATACAAATGGTTAGACGGAAAGGACTTTATAGGTTGTACTGTTGAATATATGCGTAGTCCTTCAGCAGCAGATAGTTGGCACGCAGGAAAAGGATTTATGTCTTCACCTGCTGTAGAAGGTTTTATCCATTCAAAAGATTCTGGTCAGATAGCAAGGCTAGTACACTATTTCTAGCATACTCCTTTACGATTACAGACACTTTAAATACATTTTAATACTAATACACTAGACAGGACTTAGAAACTCTTATCTAGTGTTTGTGTATATTGTTAATAACTTTGTAAATAAACTTGTTAATAATTGTGTGAGTAACTTTAAAGGTGTACTTTTGTCAAACATTAATCAATACAATTAAAATGAAGAACTTTAAAATTACAAATCTAAAAAGCAAAGTAGTTTATTTAATGAACGAAAAGGAAAAGGTACAATTCTTTACAATGAACTCATTAGGCAATTACAAGTGGGAATACTCAAAAAATGAAAACAGAAGTAAATTCTTTTACAATATACTTTTTACTCTTAGTTCTTTTGTCGTATTTTACATTTTACTTTTTGCAATGTGTTATACTTTTTCTTTCATTGACTCTTTAACTTTTTAATTATGACTATAAAAGACGCTGAATATTTAGAACATTCTAGTTACATTGACTATAATAAACCTTGTTACTCAAAGTTTATGGGCTATCAATTAGATAATAAAAAAGTAAATGCTGAGGAATGGTATTTAAAACCTCAATACTTAGCAACAGGTATTAATACTTATGATAGAATGTCAGGTCATTTTAATAACGATTTAATCTATAATAATAGGTCAGTAATTGTGATAGGAACTGAACTACAAATACACAGAAAGTTTAAAGAAATGCTAAAGACTTATGGTTGGCAGCTACAAGACTCTTGGAATAGAGAATTAAAGCCTGAATATTTACAATACTATAAAGAAAATAATAATACACCAATAATAATAAATTTAAAATAATGAAAACAGAAATAAAGAAGGACTATTTAATAGCAATACAAAGCGAATTAAAAGCACCTAAGAATCAATTTAATTCCTTTGGAAAATATAAATATCGTTCGGCAGAAGACATACTCGAAAGCGTTAAACCATTACTGAAGAAGTACGGTTGTTACTTAACAATAACAGAAACAACTTCAGAAATTGCAGGTTACTTAGTTTTAAACTCTAAAGTATCAATTTCAGATGGTGAAAAGACTATCTTTGTTGAAGCTCAAGCAGGAATAAACCCTGAACGAAAAGGAATGGATATCGCCCAATCTTTTGGTAGCAGCAGCTCGTATGCAAAAAAATATGCTCTCGGAAATTTATTTCTCCTTGACGATACAAAAGACGCTGACACTCAAGCTGTTAATGAACCTGCTGCAAGACCTCAAAAGATTAAAATGAATGTAAGGGTTTTAGAGAACTTACTTAAAGGAATAGCAGAAGGAAAATCAAAAGAAGTAAAAGAATCAATGAGTAAGTATGATATGACTAAGGAGCAGGAAAAGACCTTAACAGTAATGATTAACACAAGTAAATAATATAATTAATAAAAGACCTGCAAAAACAGGCATAATCAAAATGGAAGTATCTGGAAAATTAGTAAAGAAGTTAGAAGTAGAATCAGGAATAAGTAAGTCAGAGAAGGTTTGGAAGAAACAGACTGTAGTAGTAAACACTGGAGCAGATTATAATCCTGAAATTGCAATTACAGCATTTGGAGATGACAAGATAAAAGACTTAGACAAACTCAATGTAGGGGATTCAGTTTTAATTAAGTGTAATGTATCTTCAAGAGAGTACAACGGCAGGTACTTTCACAACATTGACGGATGGTTCTTTTCTAAAAATACTAGAACTGAAGAACCTGTATCTGTTCAATCTGACGATTTACCATTCTAAGATGACTGATAGACAAAACTTTAAGAATTTATGCAACCTTACTACAGAGTTGGTAGGGTTGCCTAAAGGCTCTCTAACGTGCAGGTCAAGGGAGCAGAAATTTCAAATACCAAGAGCTGTTATTAGTGTAATAGCTAGACAAGAAGAAAACATACACAGAGATATTATAGGAAAAGGAATTGGTAGAGATAGAACTTGTATTAATCATTATGAGAAATTTCACGCTTCAAACTATAAGTCTTATGAAAAATATAGAAAAGCTTACATTGATATCTACATAGCTTACTGTAATCAAAAGAAACAAAAGAAGCAGTTTAAGACTCAAGTAGCTTTTCAGAAATTCCTTGACAAACACAATATTAATTCAAGTGAAAAGTTCAGCACAGAACTAGCGTTAAGGTCAGGTAAATTCTATGTTATTTTACAATTAAGTCATAAAGACTTTTACAATGTAATTGAAATTATTAAGTTTGCATTCAAAGAACACCATTACGAATACAAAATTATATAATGAAACACTTATTAAGTAGTACAGCATTTTTAATAGTTAATAAAGAACTAGCGAAGCAGGTAGGATTAAAAGCGGCAGTCCTACTTGCTGACCTTATCTCTAAGGAAGAATATTTTATTTCTAAAGGAATGACAGATGGATGGTTTTTTAACACAGCTAAGAACATACAAAGTGATACAAGTCTAACTTCACATCAACAAAGGAAAGCAATTAAGAACTTAAAAGACTTAGGAATAATTGAAACTAAAGTAGTAGGGATTCCTGCAAAACAACATTTTAAAATAATTGAAAACAAGTTGTTAAGTTATTTCAATACTAGTTGTGAAGAAAGCGTAAAACAAGTTGTTAAAAAAACGCAAACTATTAATAATAATAAAGAAATAAGAATAACTAATAATACTATATCTAATAGGCGTAATGATTTTGTTTTTGAAGTTTTAACTTTTGATTATGATGAAAGTATTTTAAATGGATTCATTGATTATTGGACAGAACCTAATAAGTCTAATACAAAAATGAAATTTGAATTAAACAAAACTTGGAGTACAAAGCTTAGAATAAAGACTTGGGCAGCGAATCAAAAGAAATGGGATAAACCAAAGTCTAATCCAAAAAGTATGTCTAAATTAGACGCTCAAATTAATGTATGGCAAGAAGCTAAAAAATTATTATGATACCATTAAAACAAGAACAACTACAAATACTAACTGAAAAGGTTTTAGACTTACTAGCTAAGACAGCAGTTGAAATAGGACACAGGTCAGATCCTCAAACCTTAGCAAGTCTAAGTAAAATATTTGCTTCAGACTTAATACAAGAGAAACGATTTGGAAATATGACTTGGAATCAAGTTGAAGAAGCTTTTCATATAGGAGTAAGGTTTGGTAAAGATGAACCATTCCTAAACATTAGAACATTCTATAAGTTTGTATATGCTCATAAAAAAGTAATAGATAATGCAACTTATGAAGTAAGGACTTTAGGGAGCGACCCTAAGAAAGTAAGATATTATCAAGAACCTTTAAAATTATTAAAATGAAAAAAGAAGAATTGTACGACCCTGTAAAAACAGGAAGCTTTAGAATGATGTTTGGATTTAAGCAACCTGAAGTATTTAGATACGTTCCTGTTGTAAGACAACCTAGAAAAGTAAAAGATGAAAACTAAAGAGAAGGTTAAATATTGGCTAGATTTTGACTCAAGCCTTAAAGATAACGACAATAGACTTTGTGCTAATATATGGGCTGAAGAACTAACTATCTTAGGCTATGGTGATATTAAAACTCCTGCTGTAGAATTCCTTAAACTATATGCTTTGAATAAATTAACATCAGCACCAAGTATTAAAAGAGCAAGGGCAAAGATACAAGAAGAAGAACCTGCATATAGAGGACAGAAGTATAACTTAAGAAAAGGAAAGCTTCAGGACGATTGGAGAAAAAGACTCGGATATGAAAACAATTAGTAAACTAAAAAAAGAACTAGACAAATGGTTCAGTCTTTATATAAGACTTAAAGACTCAAATGAATATGGGTATGTTCAGTGCATAACCTGTTCAGTGGTTCGTTACTTTAAAGATGGTATGCAGAACGGACACTTCCAAAGTCGCAAACATATGGCAACAAGATTCAATGAAGAAAATTGTTCTACACAGTGTATAAAGTGCAATATGTACTCACAAGGAGAACAGTACAAATTCGGATTAGCAATAGATTCTAAGTATGGAGAAGGAACAGCAGAAGAATTAGAGTTCTTAGCTAGGACTATTCACAAAGTATCAAGAGTAGAATATGAAGAACAGATAAGTTATTACAAAGACCTTGTTGAAAACTTAAAAGACGAAAAAGGAATTGCCTAACATTTTTGTTATCTTTGGCGTATGACAGAACCGATTTACGCAAATGATGCACACAGAGTAATTTTAGAAACTTACATTACAATGTGTCAAGAGTTTGCAAAAGAAGTAAGTACAAAAAGTAGATACAACAATTATTTAGAAGTCGTAGACATTATAATAGAATATCATAATAATTACGGATCAGGAACAAAGGAAGAAAACTATTGGGATTGGTTAATGATAATACCAATTAATTTAGCAGTAGCAACAAACGGATTCTTTGCAGGAGTTGAAACAAAAAGCAATGCAGCAGTAGTCAGAGCATACAGGGTAGTGCTTGATGAATTAACACAGGACACAGTAGATAAGATTGATAAGATAGAACCAATTAATGACTGAAATTTATTTAGAAATATCAAAGCTATCAGATAAGTTCAGGACTATGGCTTATGGATTAACTTCAGATGAAAATGAAGTCAATGAATCAGTACAGGAACTTATGCTCTATCTACTTCAGATGAACAAAGAAACTCTTTCTTCTATTTACACAAAGGACGGAATAGATGGAGTTACACGTTATGGAGCAGTAGCTTTAAGACGAGCCTTGACAAGTCCTAGAAGTAATTACTATTATAAATACAAGAAGTATTACACACACATAGACAGTCTGACAAGTGCAGTTACTTATGATGAAATGGAATCAGGGGAAACAATACCTTCTAAACACCTTTACAACCTGCCTAACGAGATAGTAAATAGTTATCAATGGACTAGCCTTGAAAAGATAGACAGTGCCTTAGATGGCTTCACTTGGTATGATAAAAAAGTCTTTGAACTTTATTACTATGAAGGTAATACTCTTGATAGCTTAGCAGAGAAAACAGGGATAAGCAGAAACAGTCTTTTCACAACGATAGACAAAGTAAGAGTACAATTAAAACAAAAACTAAGTGAATAAATTTTTTGTACCTCAAGAAATATATGAAGACAGGATAGAAATATGCAAAGGTTGTGTGTACTATTCAAGTCTATTAGGAAATTGCAAAATTTGTACCTGCTTTATGAAAGTTAAAGCAAGGATAGCAACACAAGAATGTCCTAAGAAGTATTGGCAAAAGACTACAGAAATAGAAATAAGGGAAGATATACCTGAAGAAATAATAGCAGAGATTATATTACTTTGGGAAGACTTAAAAACAGGAAGAGCAAAAGACCAAACTGCAAAAAAGAAAATGATTGAGATATACAACGCTCTTTACAATACTTCTTATAGCGTAAGGACTAATTGCGGTTCGTGTATTTCAACCTGCTTTGACGGAATAAAAAAAATATATAAAGAATACTCAGGAAATAATTAATAATAAATAAAGGGTAAGACCTAAAAGCGTTTAATTTTTCAGACCTGAGTAGTAGAGGGGGGGTGTGGTTACCTCCCCAATACAATTAACTAAAATAGTAATAATGAATATAATAGTAATATGGCCGAACTAGAAAGAACTTACAAAACAATTAAGTGGATATTGAAAGACAATATCAAAAAAAATGTCAAGTCTTTATGGACTTGGAAGGATGATAATTTCACTATGATATATGACAACTATGATGGTGATGACAGAATCTATACAAGTTCACAACTTTTAAAACTTTTAACAAAATGATAATATTTACAGTACTAGGAATTTTTACAGGAATTTTCTTTTTTATAGTTATTCTTATGAGTATAATTGAGGCTAGAATAAAAAACAGAACTAAAGAAAAGTTCCTTTGGAATATGGAACGTGTAACAGAAAAAGACTTAACAGACGAAATACAAGAAAATGAAAAATAATAGAATACCAAGTTACTATATAGGAAGCCGATATAAGTATGAAGCTAGAAAGGTTATAGAAGATTTTGATTTATCTTATAATGTAGGGACTGCTTGCAGTTATTTAATGAGAGCAAATAGGAAACACGACTCTCCGATTGATTGCATACAGAAAGCAATTAACCATTTAGAATTTGAACTTGATAAACTAAATAAATGATAGACTTACGACTTGGAGATTGCCTTGAAGTTATGAAAACTATAGAAAGCGGAAGTATTGATGCAATAATAACAGACCCACCTTATGGCACGACTGCTTGTAAATGGGATAGTGTAATAGACTTTGAATTAATGTGGGAACAGTTAAACAGAATTATAAAACCTAACGGGGCTATTGTTTTATTTGGTTCAGAGCCTTTTAGTTCTGCTTTACGAATGAGTAATATTAAGAATTATAAGTATGATTGGGTATGGATAAAAAACAAAGGTGGTAATTTTTTAAACGCAAAAAAAATGCCTTTAATGGAACACGAAATTGTTTCTGTTTTTTATAATAAACCACCAACTTATAACCCACAAATGCAAAAACGCGCACAGTCAGGATTAGCAAGAGTAAAATCATCAGGAATAATTGGTGGTAGTGTAAAAGATGGTTCTGTTTATGGTAAAAGCTTTAAAAGTAAAACAATTTACGGAGAATTAAGGAATCCATCATCACATCAGAAATTTAAAGTTGAAAGAGGTAAACACCCAACACAAAAACCCGTACCATTAATGGAATACCTTATTAAAACATACACCAATGAAAACGAAATTGTTTTAGATTTTACAATGGGTTCTGGTAGTACAGGAGTAGCAGCAAAGAACTTAAATAGGAACTTCATAGGAATAGAGCAAGACGCTAACTATTTTAATATAGCAACAGAAAGAATTAACAAGGAAGAAAAACAATTAAAGATATTATGACACTATACACTTGTGAATGTGGAAAGACTAAAGAACTATCTAAGGCAACAATAGTATACAGAGATGGAAAGTGGGTAGCCAAAGAGTCCGAGTGCTTATGCGGATTGTATATGGATAGCGAACCAACAGAAGGAATACCAACTTTACAAAGAACAGAACCTAGCCTAAGTATGAAGCGAGATAAACTATGGGAAGGAGCAACTGAAAAGATAAGAAGTAAATCTACTGACTAATGAAGTTCATAATAAAGTGTGATAAAGATAAGCAAACTCTGATAAACTATTTAAAGGAATTAGGGAATGACTATTTAGTAGACGTAAAGAAACAAAGAAACACAAGGTCTAATATGCAGAATAACTATT